CACCGCTGAATTCCAATTACAATATTGGGAAAGTCGCACAACAAGTTAAATAATATATACATATGATTGGCGGTAGCGAAAAGATTAGCTATCCTGACTTCCCTAAAGTCTAGTTGCCGCCAATTATTTATTCATTAGGGAGAATACAATGAAAAAATTAATACATAAACATCATATAAGGCCAAGACATATGGGTGGGACAGATAATCCATCTAACTTAATAGAACTTACGGTAGAAGAACATGCAGAAGCGCATCGTACACTATATGATAAGTACGGTAAGCAAGAAGACTATTTGGCTTGGCGAGGTTTATCTGGGCATATCGGCAAAGAAGAGATAATAAGAGAAAGATGTTCTTTGGGAGGTTTAAACTCCCAGAAGAATAGAAGAGATAAAGGTTTAGACGTATACTTTTTAAATGAGTCAGAAGAACAACTGTTTAAATGGCGTTCCGAAGCGGGCAAGTTATCAACTAACAAGGGCGCTAAATGGTATTATAACGGTAAAGATTATAAATTTGTTACTGAACAGCCTGAAGGTTATATTCCAAGTCAAGCACCAAATAAACCTGGTAAACTTGTAAAAGATACCTTTTGGTGGAATAACGGCATAAAACATAAACGATCATCTGTATCTCCTGGTTCAGAATGGGTCAAAGGAAGAATTAATAAAGGTAACTTAGGCGGGGCAAGAATGCCAGGCTTAAGTTAATTTGGGTATATATACTTGTATGATAAACATATTTAATAAGCACCCTCAATCTCTCGGCGAGACGTACGGTGAACATTTACTCAGTGCTCTAGTTTTTAGTGGGACATTTTTTGTGTGTAGTATTATTGTTACTATACATGCGATATTCCCCTTTATATTCAAGACCACTGCAACAGATTTATTAATGCGGGTAATTAAAAAGAATAGGCCCAGGCTACTTGCGAAGAATACAAAAGGATAATATGAATGGCAGGCTTTAAAATATTTGGATTTGAAATAGCAAGATCCAAGTCAGTGGCTTCAAAAGAGAAGATACCGAGTATCGTTCCGCCTATGAACGATGACGGCGCAGGGTATATTACAGCTTCAGGTTCTAATGTAGGTCATTACTTCGATCTAGACGGTGACAAGGCCGCGGACAATCATGCCCTAATCATGAAATACCGTACGATATCCCAATTCTCAGAAGTAGATAACGCCATCGAAGACATTGTTAATGAAGCAATTGCTCTTGACGCAGATAATAAAATTGTTGAATTATACCTTGACGAACTAGAAGATGTCGGTGATAAAACAAAAGATATTATTCGTGAAGAGTTTAGGCAAATTCTAAATATGCTTAAATTTAATGATTACGCTCATGACATTTTCCGTAGATGGTATGTCGACGGTCGTATTGTGTATACCCTAGTCGTTGACGAAAAGAAATTGTCCGAAGGTATTCAAGACATTAGACCTATCGACAGCGCAAAGGTTCGTAAAGTTAAGGAAATTAATGCGACTACCGACAAAGCTTCTGGTGCTAAGCTCATTAAAGATGTCGAAGAATATTATTTGTATGACGAAAAACCAGGTGGTGATAATAAACATAACGCAATTAAACTGTCAAGTGATTCCGTAGTTTATGTTTCTTCTGGTCTGTTAGATGCAAGCTCGGCACTCGTACTTTCCTACTTACAAAAAGCTCTTAAACCCGTTAATCAATTAAGGATGATGGAAGACTCATTAGTTATCTATCGCCTTGCGCGGGCGCCCGAGAGAAGAATCTTTTATATCGATGTTGGTAATATGGCTGCCGGTCGTGCAGAACAATACATCAAAGATATTATGTCACGTTACCGTAATAAACTAGTATATGATTCAACCACTGGCGATATACGAGATGATCGTAAAAATATGTCAATGCTTGAAGACTTTTGGTTACCGCGTAAAGAAGGTGGTAAAGGTACTGAAATATCTACTCTACCTGGTGGTGAAAACCTTGGTCAGATCGATGATATTATATACTTCAAAAAACGTTTATACGAATCATTGAATGTACCGTTATCAAGACTTGAATCTGATAACGCTTTCTCTCTAGGAAGAGCAAGTGAAGTAACACGTGACGAATTAAAATTCCAAAAGTTTGTTGATAGACTACGTCGTAGATTCTCAAAACTATTCCTTGATATTCTCGAAAAGCAATTAGTTCTAAAGAAAATCATTACACAAGCTGACTGGAATAAATGGCATGCCGATATTAGTATTAGTTATAGCAAAGACAATTACTTTGCTGAACTGAAAGACGCTGAAATTCTTGGAGAAAGAATGGACGCTCTGTCTACTGTTGAAGACTATATCGGTAATTACATATCTCGCGAATGGACTATGAAAAACATCCTGAAAATGGATGAAAAAGAAATCGAAGAGATGGAAGCCCAGATCAAAAAAGAAAAAGATGACTTTGAAGGTCGTGAACCAGAAGATGACATATAATACAAGGATTGAAATATGACTACTACAGCAAAACTAATTGATAACATCACTGACGATAAATTGAATGACGCCAATAAACTATTCAGTGATTTGATTAAAACTAGACTGGCGACTGGTATAGAACAAGAAAAAGCAAAAGTTGCTAATGCAGTTTTTAATCAGACTCCAGCGGAAGCAGAAACAGTAGTTGTTGATGAAGTATAACCTATTAGGTGCAAATACTCTGAGGGAAACTACTAAGGTTCCTACACTTACTAATGTAAGATCAGATATTGAAAAGCTTAAAAATAAGATACTGAATAAGGAATTAACTCCAAAGGCGATCACTGGTATGGTGTCCAAGGTCGGGGTTAAACATTCTTTTGAAGTTACTTACGATACGAGTTCAAAGACTGATTCAGGTACGATGATGATGAACGCCTTCTTCGATCCAGAAGAAGATGCTAACGATGAGATCTCTATCGAAGTTCAATTGATATTCAATGATAAAGATAAGACTATTGTACTATCAAACGAAGGTTGGACATGGTTGGTCAATACTATTATTTCTTCTCTTACGCACGAGATGATTCATCAAAAACAATACCGCGCCAGAGGTCATATCAAGGGTAAACAGTTTACTAAATTTACTTCTAGCGAAAAAAATGTACAAGGCGCCCAAGGTTATTTAGGCAACACCGACGAGATAGAAGCTTATGGTTATAACATTGCTAGTCATTTGTTATCTAATTTTTCTTTTGATGACGCTACCAAATTTCTAAGGAATCCGAGTAAGGATTTACTTAAACATTCGCCTGATCTCTTTGGTTATATGGTCGCCTTTCAAATGGATACCAATCATCCCGTAATAAAAAGACTGCTTAAAAAGACTTTCTTTTATTTAAATAAACTTAAAAGTTAAAATATTAAAAAGTATAAATAACCTTATATAGAAGTAATAACAAGGAATTATAATGGAAACCTCCTATTTTAGACCTCTAGCTGCTGAAGTTGATGCAACAGATAGTGTAGGCGCATCGAGTAATATCGGTAAAGCCCAAAATGTTAGAATGGTTAATACCCATGCTACCACAGCGTATCTCGTAACTGTACTTCAGAGTGATGGAACTACTGTAGTAGGTTCAATGACCTTGGCTGCTGGCGAAAGATTGATTTTGAATAAAGGTAAAGAAGAAGAGTTATTCGCAGCTAATGCTGCTGTTAAATTCGTTAAGTGTGCAAGGTAACAATATGAAATTAATCGCAGAATATAACGACCAGTCATTAGACGCTAAAATTATTACTGAAGCTAATGAAAAAGGCGATAACGTAAAAACCTACAATATTGAAGGTGTTTTTGCCCAAGCAGATACAAAGAATAGAAACGGTAGGGTATATCCTAAAGCCGTAATGAAAGCCGCAGTTGAAAAATACGTGCGCGAACAGGTTAGTCAGAAGAGAGCAGTCGGTGAGTTAAATCATCCCGAAGGCCCAACTGTTAACCTTGATAAAGTTTCACATCTTATCACTGATCTTCATTTTGAAGGCAATGATATTATGGGGAGGGCTCTAATACTTGATACGCCGAACGGTAAGATTGTTAAAGGTCTACTAGATGGTGGTGTTAGGTTAGGAGTTTCTACTAGAGGTATGGGAAGTCTCAAGCAGAGTAATGGTTCTGCAGTTGTTCAAAATGACTTCATTCTAAATACAGTGGATATTGTTCAGGATCCAAGTGCACCAAGTGCATTTGTAAATGGGATAATGGAAGGTGTTGAATGGGTTTGGAATAACGGAATCATTGAAGCTAGAGAAATTGAAAGAATGGAGACAGAAATTTTACGCGCTCCACGAGCTGATCTTTACGAAGTTCAAGTTCGTGAGTATAAGAATTTCCTCTCGTTATTAAATAAATAAAGGAACTTAATATGTCTGATGATATAAAAGTTGAAGAAGTGGTAGTTTCCGATATCGAGAGCGAAGTTCTGGACGAAGGTAAAGCCAAAATAAAAGAAGCTGAAGTTGAAGCACCGAAAGATGCTATCGACGGACAAGCTGCGGCTGACGAAGCTGGTGATGAAATTAAGAAATCAGCACCTAAGAAAGATAAAGCACCTCATCCAAAAACTAAAGCTGCTGCGTTAAATGCTATGGTGAATCAACTTTCAGCAATGAAAAAAGATGATCTAATGGCTGCGTATGAAACTTTAAACAAAGCTGGTGATAAAGTAAATGAAGACGACGAAGAAATAGAAGAGTCTACTGATGTAGATCATTCTGCTGAACTTGCTGAACTCGTCGAAAACGAAGCTACATTATCTGACGAGTTTAAAGAAAAGTCAGCAATTATTTTTGAAGCTGCGCTTAAATCAAAACTAAAAGTTGAAATCGATCGTATCGAGGAAAACTATAAAGATGAACTTGCTGAAGAAGTTGCGACTACTAAGTCTGAACTTGTTGAAAAAGTTGATTCTTATCTCAACTATGTGGTTGAAAACTACATGGCTGAAAATAAACTAGAGATCTCTAATGGTCTACGTACAGAAATTGCTGAAGAATTCATGAGTAAACTACATCAAGTTTTCGTTGAATCTTATATCGAAGTACCTGAATCTAAAATTGATCTTGTTGATGACTTGTCAGAGCAAGTTGCTGAACTAGAACAAACTGTGAATGGCCAAATCGCGTCTATGATGGAAATGACTGCTACAGTTCAAATCCATGAGCGTGCTAAAGCTATCCGCGAATGTTCTGTTGGTCTAGCTCTAACTGAAATCGACAAATTAAATTCTCTAGCTGAAGACCTTGATTTCGAAAGTTATGACTCTTTCCTCGGAAAAGTTAAAACTATTAAAGAATCATACTTTGTTAAAGAAGTAAAATCTGAAAGTGTTGAAATTGAAACAACTGTTGGATCTGTTATCTCTGAAGATAATGGTTCAATGAGTGGATATCTTGACCAACTCCGTAAACAATACTAAGACATAAGGAAAATAATAATGTCTACATTTAATGCCCCTACTTCCCTAATGGAAAAATGGGCTCCTGTACTTAACGAAGAAAGTGCTGGAGTTATCAAAGATCGCCATCGTAAAGCTGTTACAGCCGTGATCCTTGAAAACCAAGAACGAGCTCTTAAAGAAGAGAAAATTAACGAAACAGTTGCTAATACTACAGCATCTGCCGCTAACTGGGATCCTATCCTAATCGCTCTTGCTCGTCGTGCAATGCCTAATATGCTTGCTTTCGATGTTGCTGGCGTTCAACCAATGAGTGGTCCAACAGGACTTATCTTCGCAATGCGCTCACGTTACGATGCTGGTACTACTGGCTC